CGGCGTCGCTGGGCCACTCCGAAGTATTGAGCGTCAAGAACCCGGTAGGCGAACCCATACCCGATTTCAGCCAGCGCCCCGAGGAAGCTTCCAAAGTCCCGTCCTCCGTTCGATGACAGGACGCCGGGGACGTTTTCCCAGACCAGCCACTGTGGCCGCTTTCGTTGAGCAAGCTTAATGAATTCGAGTGCCAAGTTGCCACGGTCGTCATCCATGCCGCCTCTGAGTCCTGCAACGCTGAACGACTGGCAGGGTGTTCCCCCGACAAGAAGGTCGATTGCTCCATATTCATCATCCTTGATAGTTGTGAAGTCACCGTGGCAAGGGACGTCTGGGTAGTGGTGCTGTAATACAGCTACCGGGAACTTCTCGATGTCGCTGAAAAATGCAGGCGTCCAACCCAACGGATGCCAAGCCTGTGTTGCGGCCTCAATGCCGCTACAAACTGATCCGTATCTAATTGACATTACAGCCCTCCAGATTGAGGGCGATTAGTCTCAGCTCTGCCAGCGTGGCATCGCTCTTGATTGTGTTGGCCCTGTGGCTGATGACCCAGACATTGCCTTTTGTGTAACCAAGCGACGGGTCAATCCTGTCTAGCGATGGGGAGGCAGAAGTCTGAACGCCGCCAGCAACCCAAATTTCAATACCTAAAAGTGGGCATCGCTCTGGAATTTGGATGTCGCCTATTTCTATATCAAAGTCCAACCCCTTGCTCTTGGCTCTTCGCTTTGCCTCGCAAAGCATTTCGTACTCTTTAGTTCCCGACATGCCGTGAGTTGTCAGAGAGTCACTTCTTGCTTTAGCCCCGTGGCAACCGCAGGAGACTGTATCTCCGCGAGTTATTGCCTCCCCTCTAACACGCTTCTCAGAGCCACAATCACAGCGGACATTCCAAGCGGTTTTCTTTCCGAGGTTTGGCGCTCGATCTATCACGGTTAAGCTACCGAAACGCTCTCCCGAAAGGTCTTTAAGTCTCATAAATCCTCCTTGATTAGTGAACCAGCCGAAGGTGTGGCTTGGTGTCTGGCGTAAACTCTGGACTCAGTTCGAGTTCATGAATCCAGAGCATTTTCATGCCAAGCGTGGCCGCTTCCACTGCCTCCAGTGCTGACTCCTCGTCGTGGCCGTCCATCAACAGCTTGTCCATGACCATCGCGCTTGAGTAGCAGGGCACCGGCGTACCCTCGTCATCGTAAACACATCCCAAAAGCGCCTCTGTGAATTGATCGTCTAGTAGCTCTATCACTTCAACCTCCGTGTCGTCGTCATCCATAACTAATCTCCTTGTCCTTCAAAGGGTGCCGTTTGCGTGAAGTAGCAACCCTCTTCGACGTTGACTTGATCTTGGACGTAGTTGCCGTGGCCCAGCCCACCTAAGTGGGCCCAGCTCTCGTAATCCCAGCCGAAATCAAGCATCCATTCGTAGCAAGTGGGCACGAAGCGACGAGGGGGGACAGACTCAATCGTCCCGCCTGCGTCTAGGTACTGCTTCACATGGCCCGCTATTTCTTCTCGAAGCCGTTCCTTGGCATTCATGACTCCTTACCTCCTTGTAGCTGAAGCGCGGTCTTGTAATGAGCCCGCACAAGATCGTGCAGATGCTCAGGCACATGAACGAGCAGAAAGCCACGTTGCCTCTCTGGCTCTCCCTGCATTACCAAGAGCGCCTCGCTGTATTCCCTAGCAGAGCGGCCATCGCCGCCCCACCAGTCCTTGTTGCTCACAGCTCGCAGGCGTCACCGACGCAGGCCGCAGTCTTCGCGCCCTCGGTGGTGTCACCTCTCTCGTAGCTGGGTAGCAACGACCAATCAATCACCGGCATCGACTGACGTAAGATGTCGAATTCAGCTTGGTCGATTGCCTCATACGGTGCCTGCTGGTAACTCCCTCCATCGAATGGCAGGAAGCTCATGCCGATCAGGCTGTCCCAGTTCTTCCACATCCACGAACAGGCGTCGTACCACGAGTCGTCGGTGTAATAGGTGGTGCAACTAACCGTGTGAGTCGCCCAGTTATCGCCGTAACACTTCGCAATCTCTAGCTGGTCAATGGTTCCGACTTGGCTAGTGGTCAGGGCGTGCTCCGGGGCCTTGACGTAGAAGTCAAACACCACCGTAGTCTCTGGTTGCATGACACACTTCTCGTGCGGCACACCTTGATCAATCAAGAAGCTGGTCAACGGGTCATTAGTGCTTTGCCGTATGCGACGTATGTAGTAGTCGCTGTAGCGTGGGTGTATCCCAGAGCTTGCATCTACTAACTGGCTGACCGTTCCGCTTGGCTTGACCACAGTCACCGAGGTGCTTGCGTTGATGCCTAGCTTCTCGGCCCACTCCTCGTTGATCTTCTCGGCGTGGTCGCGCAACTGACGCAACCAACTGCCAAGCTTCTCCATGCCCTCTTGGCCGGACATCACAGCGTGGTCACAGATGCCGGTCATGCTGATGCCAAGCAGTCGCTCCTCGTCGCAGTTGTCTTTCCATACCTTCCGCAGGTAACGGAAGTCGGTCAGCGTGGACTGCAACGTGCCGAAGATTGCGGCGATCTCGACCTTCTTCTTTAACGATGCAAGCGTGTCGCTCTCACGAATAACAACCTCAGATAAGTTGCACATCTGATTCGGTCGCAAGATCACCTCAAGGCAAGGATTTCCACCCCATTCGTGGTCGTGATCTCTTCGCCCGTGGTCGCGCAACTTCTTGCGGGCACCCTCTCGGTTAAAGATGCCGCGCTCTCCTGAGTAGCTCTCATAAAGAGCCTTCATCTCCGATTGGAACACAGCGAAGTCAGGCTTCTCGGTGTACGCGGCTGAGTTGTTAGCCAACGCACGGTGGCCGTGGGCGTCATACCAAGCACCAGACTTAGCCATACGCATACGATCGTCGCTGACGTTCGACAGGCTGATCATGGCGCTACGTCGGACACCGCCAACGACTACTGCCTCGCCGATCTTTGTCATAATGTCGTGGCACTCGATGCTGTTTAGCTGACGGCCTGCCGCACCCCTGAACACCCGGACGGTGAACTCAAACAGGTCGACCAGTGGCTGTGGCCCTGATGCCCTGCCGCCGAATGTCTTGAGCCGCGCACCTGATGGCCTGACGTTGCTGACGTCCCACTTGGGAACGTGTCCCGAGTAGAGCAGGCTAATAAGCTGTCGCAGTGACGATGCCCAGCCCTGCTTGCTATCAGGTACATTAATCACCGTGTCGCTGGCGTGCATGTCCTCGGGCACCTCTGGCAACTTGGCGATGTTCTGCCGCTCCACAGAGAAGCCGACGCCACAGCCACACATGAGCAGATAGAAAGCCTCATCAAATGCCCTGACGTGATCGACTGCTGTATAGCAACAGTTGAACCCGGCGGCGTTATCACGATCCAGTGCCTCGCCTGCCGTCCACAGTGCTCGCATTGATGGGACTACAGACAGGCTGGTGATGGCCTTGGTAAGCCGGTCAGCTTCCTCCGGGGTTATCTTGTCCTTGTTGAGCCAGTAGTCGGTATAACGCTTTGCTGTCTCGTAAAAGGTTTCTCTACGACCTTCATCGTCCAGCCACCGAGCGTATCGAGATGCCGCGATCAGTGTTTGATAGTCACTTAATTTACTCAATGGTGTTTCTCCTGTTAGTTAAGTTTGCAAATCTCAGGCAGACGGACGGGCCTCTAAGTTGTTAAGGTGCGCGATCATCTCTCGCTCGGTCAGCTCGGCCACGAAGGGGACGCCTTCAAGGTCGATGTCGTATCGATCCCTCGCGTAATCTCGTGCGTCTCGCTCATCACGGAACCATTTAGTATGTGCGCCTGAGCTGACTCGCCAGACTGGCTTGTCTTTTCGTTTTTGCATTCTTCCTCCAAATTTACGGGCCTGTACTGACGGGCCTTGCTGTTACAGATAACTCTCGCGTTCTTGTGTTGATAGAGATGCACCGAGCCATGCCACGGGGCGAATCGTTGCTTGTGGACTGTGAAAATATAATCACCCCCAACAGAATCATCGACCTCACTGCCATTGCTCCTTGCCTCTCGTTTATCGGGACATGCCCACAAAGTGCATACTGCGGCACTGGCTCCAGACAGATGCGTACTGCCTAAAAAACTTGACTTATCTGGCTTGGCTTTCTCCCCAAGACCGCCCGATGGGCTTTTTCTCAGATGATGAACAAGCAGTATTGCGACCTCTAAGTCTCGTGATAACGATGCGAGCCGAGTGATGAATGATTGCTCGGCGGCAATCGGGTTGTCTGAGGTGCCAAGGGTGATTTGCATAAGCGGATCGATAACAATCATCGAACAACCCAGCATCTTCACCGCTGTCTCTACGAACTGAAAGACAGACTCCTCAGATGTGACGGCTGTTGAGTCGTACAGATACACACGACCATCAGCCCATGTTGCAAAGCGTTCTATATAAGGTAGGTGAGGCTCACTAACGACCGCAGACTGCTCGGCCATAAGCTCCAGCGTGAAGTCACTCGGCATCTCCAGCGACATGATCGCCACCTTGTGACCTTGGCTGGCGGCGTGCACGGCCCACTGGCATGCAAAACTGGACTTACCCGTCCCGGAATATGCACCGAACAGCGTTATGCCGCGTCTAGGCAGTGAGAAATTACCGACCAGCTTCGAGACCGGGGCCTCTATGCCGTCGTCACCGCGCTCTCTGCGCTCAACTATCTTTGTATAGAGTTTGCTGGGGTCAGCGATGTCAGCTAAGCCGTTGTCAATCAGCCACTGATCATCGTCAAAACTCAGGTCATCAAACATCGATCACCTATAGTTACGCCACAGGTCGTTATAGAACGGGCTGGGCTCATGGTCTTTAGCCGCCCACTCTTCCCTGTCCGCTCTCTCTGTCACACTACCCTTGCGGATAGAGGCACACGGTGAGCAGTAGCCACGCACAAGCTCGTCGTGACGTACACGGCCATCAGGGCAGTAGCGATTGCGGCACGCGCCCTCTGGTGGCTTGTCAGAGGTGTAAGTCATGTCCTCGGGGTGATCGCCCCAGTCGACAAACTTCTTCTCACCAAGCCGGTGGTAGTGGGGCGGCGGGATGATAGGGCCCTGACGCAACTTATAGAGGCGGCGGTCAATGCGATTAATAAATCTCATCGGGGTCTCCCTCTTCCTCGTAGTCGTTGCCGTCAAAAATCTCGTAGGCAAGGTCGAGGATCTCGTCGTTAGAGAGGGCGGATGTGGTGTAGCCATGCTCAATGAGCAGGTCCATCAGCTCTTGGATACCCATCTCGCTAGGGTCGGTCAGTCGGTTGTCTTTTTTGGGTGTCATGTCACTGTCCTTGTGTTTGTTACAGGCATAAAAAAAGACGCCGTAGCGTCTTGTAAGAATTAGGTGCCAGTCTTCTGGTAACAGGGCGCTGGCTTCCCCGGCAATCACCTACGCGGCGATGGCGTACTCCATGTCGTTAGCATTTATTCGACTTCTTCGCGTTTTCACTGTTACACAGCGCGGTAGCTTAGATCACCGCTTCTCCGCACCACTTACCCTCGACGGTCGAATCCAGAACGCCCCCATCAAATAACCCTGCTCCAGAGGTATTTGGTGGAGGCGGCGGGAGTCGAACCCGCGTGTCG